ACCAATCAGGGTGGTTTTTTGCAAATTAATAATAAACCTATAGTATATTTATCAAATAGTTATTTTTTATATTTTAACGCTAATACAGCTCAAACAGACGGTAAATGGCATCATTGGGTAGTTTTTGTTGATACTACTAACATTACAAATTCTAAAGTCTGGGTAGATAAGGTTTCAATTACTCAAAATTATGGTGTTTTTACTGGTTCTGCAAATTCTTTTACAACAGGGCTCGAATTATCAAATTATTCGAGTGGTTCAAGTTTAGGTTTTCTTTCTAATATGATGTATTTTACAGATTATGAAATTGACCAAACTAATGTAAATGTATTATATAATAATGGCGTTCCAATCACATCAACTTCTGGTCTTTCAACAACTCCAGACCATTGGTGGAAATTAAATAATACTGATATTTATAATGCTCCTAACTGGACAATAACAGACCATGTTGGTTCTTCTGATGGCACAAGCTCAGGAATGAATCAATCAGCCCTTGTACAAAGTGATTTAAGTTTTACAAATGGGTACTCTCCTTATGCTTTAGATTTTGATTCAGTGAATGATTATATAGATTGTGGCAATAATAGTAGTTTACAGTTTCAGCCCACAGATGCACTAACTTTATCCTGTTGGTTTAAAGCTGATTCTTATTCTTCTAATAGTATAATTGCATCGAATAATGAATGGACAGGAGCTTATAGAGGTTATAATTTGCAATTAACTTCAACTGGAGTTTTAAGATTTACAATGACTTCAACTTATACACCTTCAAATAATTATATTCAAATTTCATCATCAACAACAATAAGTACAGGGAGTTGGTATCATATAGTAATAACTAAAGACACAAGCATTGCAAACACTGGCTTAAATATGTATATAAATGGCTCCGCTGCTTCTGTAACAAGAGCAAGTTTAGGCACTCTTTCATCTTTTACTTATGTAAGTGATTTTAATATTGGAGGGGTTGGTAATGGAAATCAGTTGTTTAATGGCTCTATTTCAAATGTATCTGTCTGGAACACAAATTTAACATCTTCACAAGTATCAGAAATTTATAACGAGGGTGTTCCTTCAAATCTAAATAACCATAGTGCCTATTCAAACTTAGTAAGCTGGTGGCAATTGGGAAGTAATAGTTCTTTTAACTCATCTTTAAATCAATGGACTTGTATAGATGAAAAAGGAACAAACACAGGAGAAAGCTCTCAGACGTTTAATGAAAATGCTATATTAGACGGTGTTGGAAGTTATGCAAATGGAACAAGCTCTGGAATGGGTGGTGATGAAGTTGTTGGCTCGGCTCCGTTTTCAGATGCAAATTCTCTATCAATCAACATGGACGTTTTGGATAGAACAGATGACACACCAAGTTAATAATATTAAATAAATAAAAATGAATAATAGAACATATATAATTTGTAATTTATCAGATAGCAACCTTGTGTTATTTTCACAAGTAAATCAGAGTTCTGCTCAATCTGTTAGAAGGAATTTAGCTAATACACAAATGGTTTTAAGTTATCAAGTTGAACCAAGTTTTATAACTGATGGAACTTTAACACCTTTAGGAACTTATAATCATAGTGAGATATTAGATATTTTAGCAGGTAGTGACTGGAGCGAACCAATGCCAGAATAATAAATGTCTTTATCAATAAATAGCACTACTGGTACAATTGATTTGTCAGCCTCAACTGCAGGAACTTATACTATAAAATATTCTACAGGAACAGGAACTGATACTACTCAAGTAATTATTGAGGGTACATCAACATTTACAAATACTCGTTCAGGAGATTTTGATGGTGTAGATGATTACGCTAGAACAGATGATGCTTCACTTATGCGTGGACAAGCTAATTTTACATTGATGTTTTGGGTAAAAATGACAGATACTCCATCAAATGAGCCTTTTGTTCATTCTTGGTTTTCTACCGCTAGAATTTATTTAGTAAGATATGTTGTTGGTACAGGTTTGCAATTTTACGTAAGGAATAGTAATAGTACAAACTCATTAATCACATATAATACTACATTATCGCAAAATACTTGGTATCATATTGCATGTGTTAAAGATGGAACGACAACAAGACTTTATTTAAATGGTTCACAAGTAGGTACAGGAACGGCAACTGCTAACACAAATACACCTAGTGTTCAACCTAAAGATTACATTACTGCTTATGGTTCTACTCCATCATATAGTGCCATACATGTTGACGAATATGCAAGTTGGCAATCAGTAATTTCGGCAAGTAATATTTCGACAATTTACAATTCAGGAACACCAACAGACTTATCAAGTTATAGTCCACAAAATTGGTATAGATTTGAAGAAGGTAGTGGAACAACTGTTTCAAATAGTGGAAGTTTAACAACAAATGATTTAAATCTTTTTAATGGTGCTACTTTTACAACAGATGTACCAAGTGCAAGTTCAGAATCAGAGGGAGAGGCCGAGGGTGAAGATGATGGAGAATAAAAACTTTTATAATGAATAATAAAACTTATAATATTATATCAATTCAAGATTTAAATAAAATTGATTTTACACAAATAATGGAAACAAGTGCTGAAACAATAAGAAAATCTGTTGATGAAAGTAAATTTATTATAAAATGGGAAATAGAACCTAGTTTCATAAATGATGGTACTGTTACTCCAATACAAATATTAAATCATTCTGAGTGTTTAGCATTAATGAATACAGAAGATTGGACGAGTAATGATAATATATAATAAAATAAAAAAAATGGATGACCACACAATTTTAATTGGTTTAATTTCTGCATTAGGATTAAAAGAAATTTGGAATATTTGGAAAAAGAAATTAGATATAAATGCACAAAAAGATGAAAGAGAAGATAATTTTTATACAACACAAATTCAAGAACTTACAAATAAAATTGGTCAACTTGAAAAAAAGATTGAAGTCCTTATTGAAGAAAATATCTCATTGAAAATAAAAATCGAAAGAATGCAGAGCAGGTTAGTTTTATCTGCTAAGAAAAAAGTAAATAGAAAAAATAATGAGAAAGATTAATCAAATACATATACACTGTTCAGCTACTAGAAAAATAGTTAATGCTGAAACGATAAGAAAATGGCATACCTCTGAACCACGTAACTGGTCAGATATTGGGTATCATTTCGTTATTACAAATCAAATAGAAGTAGGTAGAATTTTAGAAAGAGTTCCTGCCTCAGCTCGTGGACATAATTCTAATGCGATTGCAATTTGTTATGCTGGAGGATTGAATCCACAAACTGGTGAACCTGAGGATACAAGAACACCAAGACAAAAAGAACTATTAATTAAATTAATAAAAAGATTAAAAACTAAATTTCCAAACGCCTCTATTCATGGACACAGGGATTTATCTCCTGATAAAAATAATGATGGTAAGATTGACGAATGGGAATATATGAAGCAATGTCCTTGCTTTGATGCCGAAGTAGAATACGCTGAGTTTCAACCTAAAAACTTTAAACCGAAAAGTGCAGTAGCTCAAAAAAAACGAAAAAAAACCAAAAAAAAATCAACCAATGGACAACAAGCAGACTGATTTAGAAGATTTAATTAAAAAATTAGAAAAGATTCCTGTTCCTGAAAGGACTTGTAATATTGAGGATGAAACTTGCGAAAGTTGTAGTGGATGAAAAAGATAAAAGATAGTAAAATAGGTAAATTTTTATCTGATAAGGTTCCTCATGTACTTGATATTGTTGGAGATGTTTTGCCAGATAAAGGTGCTTTAGGTATTGTCAAAAATATTATTGATAAAGAGCCTGATTTAACACCAGAAGAAAAACAACAAATTCACAACCAATTAGTAGAATTGTATAAGTTAGAAGTTCAAGATAGAGATTCAGCTAGAGATAGAGAAGTTAAAATGATTGAAGCTGGTAGTGATGATTGGATGATGAATGCTACTGGAATAATTGGTCTTTCAAGTTTTGTTTTTCTTATATTTTCAATTGTGTTCATTACAGTACCAGAATCAAATTCTGAATTATTAATTCATACTACTGGAATTGTAGAGGGAATTGTGCTTTCTATTGTTGGATATTACTTTGGATCAATAGCTAAAAAAAACAATTAATAAAAAATTTTATATATTTGACAAACTTGTTGAATGAAATCTCATAAAAAAAGGTGGAAAGATAAAGGTAATCCACGCTATCGATTAAATGCTGATGAGGCACAAATTATAAATGATTATAGAAGATTAAAGCAAGAAGCAGAAGCAGAAGGATTAAATCCAAATGATGTTCATAGTGGCTGGATAAAAAATAAGAAAGCCAGTTTATATTTCAAGAATCCTAATTTTAAACAAAACGATTTAAAGGAGTTTAAGAAACAATTATTAAACGACCTTAAAGAATATTCTCCAAACTTTAATAAAGTTGTAAAACCTAAAGTAAAAGACGGACATTGCCTTTTAATATCTCCTGCAGATATTCATATTGGTAAATTATGTAAAAGTTTTGTAAGTGGCGAGGAATACAACAAGCAAATAGCAGTTCAAAGAACTTTAGAAGCTATTGATGGAATATTACAAAAAAGTAACGGATTTAATATAGATAAATTAATATTATGTATTGGTAATGATGTGATGCATATTGATACTCCAAGCGGTGGAAAGACTACGAAGGGAACTGTTCAGGATGTTGATGGAATGTTTTTTGAGCATTTTCATATTGCTAAAAGATTATATATAAATATTATTGAAACTTTAGTAAGTTTTTATCCTGATTTGCATATAGTTTATAATAGCAGTAATCATGACTATCTAACTGGGTTTTGTTTAGCTGATACAATAGCAACTTACTTTAGAAATAGTAAAAACATCTCTTTTGATATAAGTTTACAACATAGAAAGTATTATACTTATTATGATAATCTTATAGGTTCTACTCATGGAGATGGTGCTAAATGGGATTTATTACCTTTATTAATGGCTGATGAATGTTCAGAATGGAGTAAATGTAAATATAGATATATGTTTGCACACCATGTTCATCATAAGGTTAGTAAAGATTTAGTAGGATGTAGTATAGAAAGTTTAAGAAGTCCATCACCTGCAGATAGTTGGCATTCTAAAATGGGTTATTCATCATCTAATAATCAAGCGATAGAGGGTTTTATTTTTTCTAAACACAACGGTCAAGTAGCTAGAATTACACATTTATTTTAATTAATTAACGGAAGTAAATTAAATTTTTTTTAAAAAAACTTTAAAAATTGCTTGACTTATTATATTATAATATATTATATTTGTTATAAACTTTAAAATTTATATTATGAAAATTACTTTAACCTCATCAGAATTTATAAGAAGATTTCAAGAAATTAGACCTAATCATTTTAGCAATACTGGTTTAAAATGTTTGTTTGATTATTTTGAAGAACTTGACGAATCCACTAATCACGAAACAGAATTTGACCCAATAGACATTTGTGTTAATTTCTCAGAATATGATAGCATTGAAGAATTTTGGGATGATTACGATAAAGATGATTATCCAGATATAGATGCAATATCACAATGGACTCAAGTTATAGAATTAGATTTAAATGCTTTTATTATTTTAAATTTTTAGTAAAATGAGATTCAAAAAATATAATCAAAATTTAAGAATAGATGGAAATAAAGTCTATTCTTATTCCACTCATGTAGCTACTATTGATTTATATACAAATCAATTATATCAATTAGGTTATTGGTCTAAAACTACTCAAAAGCATATTAATTATGTTGCTAAAGAATTAAAATTAAATTTACTAAAACTACACAAAATTAATGAATAATGGGAAGTAGTAATAAACATATTTATGTTCACGAAACGTATACCTTATTTGAAGAACATGGTGAATTACATATAGAATGCGAACAAGGTACTATTGTATGGAATTTAGAAACTTTATACAGTGATTTACCTCATTTTTTAGAATATTGTATTAAAGAACATGACAAGAAAAAAGATAGAATCAAAGAAAGTTTAATAGATAAATTAAAATAGATATGGCGTATACAAATAAAAGTTTTTATGTACCTGCTGAAGATGTAGAAGAATTACATAAATTTCAAGAAAAATGTAAAAAGAATGGACATAGTTCTTATTCAGTAGTATTAATGAATTTAATAAAAGAATATAATAAAAAATGATACATTATCCTCACCCCCATAATGAAGAACACCACAATAGAAATATAAATGAGTGGTGGGCTTATGAAACTAATAAGTATCTTCAAGACAGATTAAGAAATTTAGTTGTGAGAGCAAATTGGAATAAAAGAATTATTTGCAGAATACATTTATCGGAAAATGATTTAGAAATACATCAGAATAGATTCGATAGATTTATATCACAACTAGAAAATATTGCAAGACAATTAAAGTCAATTGGAAAGCAATACAATCCAAGTAGGATTGAAACAATTAAAAAATCACTATATATTATTAGAAATTATGAAAATAAAAAAATTAGTAGATAAGTATAAACTAACGAAAGAAGATTTTTGGGAGTTTAAAAGAGGTGGTCAATCATTGTGGATTATAACTCACGATGCTTGTGAAAAGATAGCCTCTATCGAGAATATACAATTTGGAGCTCCAAAAGTATTTCGAGATAATAATCAAGATGTAGCAATGGTTGGTGATGCTAAGCGTGGAAATAAAGTAATTTGGAGTACAGGTGAAGCTAGTCCTAAAAACTGCAAGGCTCAATTTCCTTGGGCTATGGCTGAAAAGAGATTAAAGGATAGATTAATTTTAAAACTTATTTCAGCATACGAATACGGAGTTTTTTCTGAAGTTGAAGCTGATGCTTTTAAAAAACCTAGCCATGATTGAGACAACTGAAATGCAAGTATTAACTCTAATATTAGTAACTTTTTTATTAGGGTATGTGATAGGAAATTATGTAGCACTTAAATAATATTATTAAATGAATGAATTTAAAATAAGATGCTCTGCTATTAATAATATAATGGCTAAGCCAACAGGAAAAAGAATAATCTCAGCAGGTGCTCAAACTTATTGCGATAAATGGTTAAAAGAACAAATCTTTGAACGTAAAGAATTAATCAATAGTAAGTATATTACTAAAGGAGAAGAAGTAGAATTATTAAGTATTGACTTCATATCTAATAAACTTTATAAAGAGCCTTTAATTAAAAATGATGAATATTTTTCTAATGATTACTTTACAGGAACTCCTGATGTAATAACTGAAAATGAAATTATTGAAATAAAGAATAGTTGGAATTGCTTTACATTTCCTTTATTAGAAAAAGAACTAACTAATAAATCATATTATTATCAAGTACAAGGATATATGTATTTAACTGGATTAAAGAAAAGTAAAGTAATTTATACTTTAATGGACACTCCTGAACATATCATTGAAGATGAATATAATAAATCAACTGTTGATGATTACGAATTATTTAGGGAAAAATATATATTTAGCAATATTGAAGATAAATATAGAATGAAAGTTTTTGAAGTTGATTATGATAAAAGTGTAATTGATTTAATAAAACAAAGGGTAGATTCTTGTAGAGTTTATCTTAATGAAATAAAAAGTAAATTATAAATTAATAAATAAATAAAAATGGAAAAAGAGAAAACTATATATTGCGGAAGTGGTAAAAAAATGTCTGATACTTGGTTAACAGTCTCACTTCACGTAGATAAATTAAAGGAACATATATTTGAATATAATGGTAGTAAATATTGTAAACTTAATATCAATATTAAAGATATGCCAGACCAATATGATAAAGATGTTTCTATAAGTATAAACACTTATAAGCCTGAACCAAAAAAAGAGGAAAAGGTAGAAGATTCATTTGAAGATATATTTTAAAAAATGATAGACGATAAAACCATACAAGAAAAATTAGTCTTAGGATATAGCCTAAGTGAAATTGCTCATAAATATGGTTTATGTTATGGAACTCTCAGGAGTAAATATAAATACGTAAAAAAGGAAGAAAAATACATTACAGATTTTAAGCCTAATTACTATGGTTATTACTCTTGGGAGAACCTTTCGTTAGAAGAAAAAACTGCATACTTAATTTACGAAAATAAAAATAAAGCATACTATGAGTATTGAAACTCCCTACTTTAAATCATTTCCTGAGCAATGGTTATCAGGGGATATTTATTATGAAAGTTATGAATTAAAAGGATTGTTCGCAGATGCTATTCAACACTACTGGGCTAGTGGTTGCGACTTATCTTATGAAAAACTTTTAACTAGATTAAATAATAGAAAAGACCTTTTAGATTTATTAATTAAAAAAGGTATTATTAAAAAAAGTAATAATAAGATTAATATTAATTTTCAAGACGAACAAAAAGAAGTTTTTGAAAAAAGAAGAAAAATTAATTCTGAAAATGGAAAAAAAGGCGGTTTAGCAAAGGCTAGAAATTCGCTAAGCATTAAGAAAAGAGAAGAAAAGAAAAGAGAAGAATTTAGTGACCCTAATTTAAAAGTTTCTAATGAAGTCTTAAAAATGTATAATACATTTAATAATGCTCAGTAGCAATAGAGAATCTTTAAAATATTTATATGACTTAAAAGATGGTAATATAAAACAGGGTTTAGGAATAGATTGTATTTTAGACGAACACCTAGTGTATAAGCAAGGAGAGTTTACGATGTTTTTAGGATTAGATAATGTAGGAAAGACAAATTGGATAATTTGGTATTTTACTACATTAAGTATAAAACATAACAAGAAATGGTGTATTTGGTCTGGAGAAAATAAAGTTGGTCAATTAAAAAGAGATATAATTCAATACTTATCTAATAGTCAAATTAAATATTTGAATAAAAGTGATATATCAAAATACAATGATATAGTTAATAAACATTTTTTATTTATTGATAACAGAAAGTTATATAATCATAAAGACCTTTTAAAGCTATTTAAAGATAATGAATGTGATGCAGGATTAATTGATCCATATACTGGATTGAATCATGATAGAAGAATAAGCCAGTTTGATAGAAATTATAACATTTGTAATGATGTTAGAGAGTTTTGCAATAAAACTAAAAAATCAATATATATTTCTATACACCCTCAAACAGAAGCAGCAAGGCGAGTTTATCCACCAAAACATTTACACGAAGGACATATAATGCCACCAAGAAAAGCAGACTGTGAGGGTGGGCAGGTATTTCCAAACAGAGTAGATAATTTTGTTTGCCTACATAGAATGATAAGCAATAAAGTTCTTTGGAGTCAAACAGAAGTTCATATATATAAAATAAAAGATAAAGAAACAGGAGGAACTCCAACAATGTTAGGCGAACCATTAAGATTTGATTATAACAAAGGGTTAGGATTCACAATTGGAGGTATTAACCCACTAAAAAAATAAAAATGAGATATACTTATAATGATATAGAAAAGTTTATGGAGTTTAAAACTTGGACTGATAAACAGAAAATTGATAAACTACTTGAAATTGATTGTGGTTTATATGCACACTTAGGAATTGATTCTTCTAAAAATGAAAAAGAAGAAGTAAAAAGAAAAAGCCTAGAAATATACAGAATTATAAAAACAATAGATAAAAAACTTGGTGATGAATTATTATATTCAGAAGATTTGAAAAAATAACAACATGAATGACATTGAATTTATTAACACTAAAAACAAAATTGAAATATTAATTTTAAAGATAGAAAAAAAGTATGAGGGTAAAGAAGTACCAGAGAGAATGAATGAGCTTCTTAGAACGCTTTATAATGCTTTGTCGCTTATATTAAAACAAGATAATTACATAGAAATTTTGAAAAAACAAATAATTGATATAAAATTGCAGAATATACATGCTTATAAGCAAACTGCACAACTAAAAAAGAAAATAAAATGGGGATAGCAATAGTATTAACAATGACGCATTTATTGTGTTTCATTATAGGAATAGTAATAACTCATATAATTGAAAAAGGATTCAAATAAAAAGAAAAGAACGCTCAATGAGTACAGACAAACAAAGGACTCGCACTATACTAATCCTGTTACTCCTGTTGAGTATAATATTTCTTTATTGTGTAGGATATATCCTAATGACGCTGAACTCGGAGCAATTATAAGAAAACACTTTCAAATAAGATGAGTATCAACGCTAATCAAAAAGGTAAAAGATTTGAATTAAAAATTGCGAAAGACCTTGCTAAGAAATTTGAAACTAATATCAGAAGAACACCTAATTCAGGAGGGCTTTCAATTAAAGGAGACATTCTAACTACATCAGGAATATTATCTGAATACAGTTGGGAATGTAAGAATCAAGAAAAATTAAACATTTGGAAAGCATTACAACAAAGTAAAAACGATGCTTTAGGAACTAGAAAAACACCTGTAGTAGTATTCACTAAAAATTTTGAAGACGATTACATAGCATTAAAATATGATGATTTTGTAAATATCCTACTAGAGTTAGATGAATACAGAAATAGATAATGTTCTTCATATATTAATCAGGGATCAAGATGTCTGGTTGAAAATGGCTGATGATATTTCACGAAATAGTAGAATTGATTCCAAAGATTTACTCCATGATTTTTATATATCATTACACTCTAAAATATATAATGGTAAAGTAAAGATTTCAGATATCATGTATAACGATTCACTAAATAAATCGTTTATATATAAAATGATGAATAATATCTTTATTGATAGTATTAGAAAAAATAAAGATGTATATATAGAAAAAGAACTTTACAACTTGCTTAGAGCAGATAATACTCCCTACATAGATAAAGACCAAATTGTAGATGATATATTAAGTGATTTACATTGGTTTGATAGAAAGTTGTTTAACTTATATAGAAAGAAATTTCATAGTATAAGAAAATTATCTGAGGCTACTGATATATCTCATGTAGTTGTGTGGAGAACCATTAACAATGTAATAAAACAAATAAAAAAAAAGATTAATGAAAAGTAAAGGACTAGGAGATTCTATTGAAAAAGTTACAAAAGCCACAGGAATAAAAAAGGCTACAGAATGGATATTTGATAAAATAGGAGTTGACTGTGGTTGTGATGCTAGAAAAGAAAAACTGAATAAAATGTTTCCTTATAAAGTAGAATGTCTTAACGAAGAAGAATACATGTACTTAAAAGGATTTTTTAGTTATAATAAAAACGTAGTAAATGTAAACGATCAATTACAACTACTTGCAATACATAATAGGGTTTTTAATACTAATAAGAAAAAGTCTAGTTGTGGAAGTTGTGTAAGGGATTTAGTAAATACAATGAGAAAATTATATAATGAATATGAACAAGAAAATAAAAGTAATCGAAAGGAAATTAATTAATTTTTTTAAACATGAAAACGGAGATAGTAAAGATAAGCCAGATAAAACCAAATCCACAGAATCCAAGGATAATAAAGGACAACAAATATAAGAAGTTGGTCCAGTCAATTAAGGATTTTCCTGAGATGTTAAATATTAGACCAATAGTAGTAAATCATCATAATATTGTGCTAGGTGGTAATATGAGATTAAAGGCTTGTAAAGAAGCTGGATTAAAAGAAGTTCCTATTATTAAAACTAAATTTACAGCGAAAAAACAACGAGAGTTTACTATAAAAGACAATTCTAATTTTGGAGAATGGGATTGGGATATGTTAGCAAATGAATGGGATTTAGAGCAATTAGAAGATTGGGGAATGGATGTAATTAAACATGATTGGGATGATTTAGATTATATAGATGAGGAAATAAATAAACCTGAATTAAAATCAAATAATAAATTAGTAATTAGTATTCCATCTCAATTAATAGATGAAATAGATATTATAAGAGATAAGGTAAAAGAATATCTATCTAATAATTTTTCTGGTTGTGAGATACAATAATACTCATATCAATATTTTAGTAAGTTATGCTTATTGTGGTAACAGTAAGGCGTTTACTGATTATATTGTTAATGATAGTAGAACTGGTGATATTAACTACATGCTAGATAGTGGAGCTTTCACTTTATTTAATGCAAAAGATAAAAGAGATTGGCTGACTTTAGATAATTATAGCAGTTACTTAGAAAAATACGGTAATGAGTTTGAAAAGTATGTAATGTTAGACGTTATAGGTAATGATGATAAAAGCAAGGAGAATTATGAAACTATGATTAATAGAGGTTTAAATCCTATGTTTGTTTTAACTATGGCTGATGATGATACTAACTATATAAAAGAAGCAGTAAAAAATAATATTAATGTATGTGTAGCAGGTGGAGTAACAACAAAAGGAGATTGGCTTAAAAAAAGATTTCAAGACACTTATAAAAACACTAAGGCAAGAATACACGCTTTAGGATTTGTTAAATATCCTGATATGTATCAACTACCAATAGCAAGTGTTGATAGTAGTTCTTGGATTCAATCATCACAAGTTTATGGAGTATTAAATTATTTTAATAATGGCATTAAAGGAACCAGATGGTTAGATATATTACAAAGAAAAGAAAAAATGTCTAATGAATTAAAAAAAGTTTTAGAAAGTGTTGAGGTAACTCCTAAGATGTTTTCTGATAAAGATAATCATAAAGGAGCTACTAGTATAGCAACATTGTTAAATACTTTAGCATTTATAGAATATCAAAAATATAGTAAAAGAAATGGTATTGATTTATTTTTAGCAGCCAACAATGTATTACAGTTAAAATATATAAGATGGTTAGTAGAGAACAATAATAAAGTAACATATAAGAAATGGAAAAAATACAGAAAAGAATTGTCGTCAAAACCCAAGTAGAAGGAACTCATAATTGGCCTAACTGTGATATAGAAGAAGTATCATTTTTAAAACATACTCATAGACATTTATTCTATATAAGATGTGAAAAGGAAGTTAAACACAACAACAGAGATATAGAAATAATAAATTTTAAACATGATATAAATGATTTCTTAAAACAAAGTTTTTATAAAGATTGGTGTAGAACTCATTGTTTTGGAGATTATAGTTGTGAGGATATAGCAGAATATTTGATGAAACAATTTGATTTAGATTTAGTAGAAGTATTAGAAGATAACGAAAATGGAGCAATATTAATTAAATGATAGTTTACGCACCTTTAGAACATATTGAGCAAAGATATACTACTCATTTAGATAGAGATATATTAAATTACTTAAACACTTATAAAATTAATTACCATTATTTAGAACCAAAAACTCTAACAAAAGGAATCAAAAATGGTAGTTTTTTAGATAGCGACAATACTGTTTATAGACAATTTTATCAATTTAATGAATTAATAAGATTGTTATTAAATAATAAATTACCAAAAGATATTACTTTATTTTCTACTGATATATGGAACTTTAGTTTATTAGCAGTTCCTTATCTAAATTATTTTAGTAATTATAATATTAAAATAAAAGGTGTTTTGCACGCAGGTAGTTTCACAGATACTGACTTTGTTAGACAAATGGAAAGAACTTACAAAGGTTTTGAGGAAATACTTTTTGACATAACAGATAAGATATTTGTAGCAAGTAATTTTATTGCACAAGATGTAGTACAAAAAAGATTCGTAAACCCAGATAAAATAATTGTTTCTGGTTTACCTATAGACGAAAAAGGTTTAGATATAAAGCCAGTTAAAAAAGAAAACATAATTGTATTTAATGGTAGAAATGTAGATGAGAAACAACCTTATTTATTTGACTTATTAAAAGAAAGATTACCTGATTATAAGTATGTAAATACCCAAAAAATGAATCTTAATAAAACAGATTACTATAATTTATTAAACAAAAGTAAGGTAGTAGTTAGTTTTGCCTTACAAGAGAATTTCGGTTATGGTATACAAGAAGCGGTTAGGTTAGGATGTATACCAATATTACCAAATAGATTAGTATATAAGGAACAATTTAATAATGATTATTTATATAACAATTTTGATAATTGTGTTAGAATGGTATATAACGCTATGAATGATAAAATAACACAAACAAAAGTTAATTTAAATAGTAATAAGGAAATTTTTAAAATTTGGTTTAATGATTAAAATAGAAAAGAAATATTATTTTTATGCAGGACACAGGAATAAAGAGGCAGGAGAAAAATGTGGTAGACCTCATGGACATACTTATGACGTAGTATGTACTTTTGCTTTTAATGAAATGAATAATGGTGTTACTATGTTGTTTAGTGATATAGATAATTTAGTAGAACCTATTATAAAAGAATATGACCATTATTTTATTTTTAAAGAAGATGACCCTTTAGTAGAAGCATTTAATATTAATAATGAGCAGTATATTACAGTTCCATTTGAAACAAGTGCTGAGAATATGGCTATATGGTTATTTAATAGAATAAAGAACGAAACAAAATTACCGATTATCAAAATAGAATTTTCAGAAACAAAATCAAGTAAAATAATATATGAAGACATTAGCAGTAAGTGAAGTATTTTACTCTATTCAAGGAGAGGGTAAAACAACAGGAATACCAAGTGTATTTGTAAGATTAGCAGGATGTAATTTAATGTGTGGTGGTATGGGTACTCAATTTGACGGAGAGCTACATAATGGAGCTGAATGGAGATGTGATACGATTGAGGTATGGATGAAAGGTAAATCTAAAAAGCCAGAAGAAATATTAGATGAAGAATGTGTAAATGCAATAAAACATGGAGCTCATGTTATCTTAACAGGTGGTGAACCTATGATGCAACAAAAAGGTTTAGAATCGTTTTGTGAATATGTTAGAGAAGAAATAGACCCTTTTGTCTTTTTTGAGATTGAAACAAATGGAACTATTATGCCAAGCGATTACTTTTTAAATGATAGTAATTTTTTATTTAATTGTAGTCCTAAACTAGCAACAAGTGGAAACAATTTAGATACAACCTATAAGCCAGAAGTTTTAAAAGCAATGCAAAATGCTGATGCTGATAATATTTTTAAGTTTGTAGTAAGCAATGAAAAAGACTGGGAAGAAATAAAGAAATATTATATTGACATGGCTGAACTAGATGGCTCAAAGATATGGTTGATGCCAGCAGGAGAGAATCAAGAATTATTAAATAAGAATAAAGAGTTTGTAGTTGAATTAGCAAAAAAGAATTACTATCAATTTTGTAGTAGATTACATATTGATGTATGGAATAAAAAAACAGGAGTATGAAAACAAATAAAAAATTAGGATTAGAAGTTCACGATTTTTTAGTTTCACAAGGAGTTGAAACACCAATGACAGGAGAACTTAAAAACAAAGAAAAAAAACAAGATAATATCGAACAATTATTTGCTCAAATAATGATGGAAATGAATTTAGATTTAAACGATGATAGTCTAAATGGAACACCTGAAAGAGTTGCAAAAATGTTTATGAATGAAATGTTTTACGGATTAGATTATAATAATTTTCCTAAATGTACTGCAGTTGAAAATAAAATGAATTATGATGAGATGGTTACTGTAGATAATATTACTTTAGCAAGTGCATGTGAACATCATTTTGTGGTTATAGATGGTTCTGCAACCGTTTCTTATATACCAAATAAAAAAGTAATTGGGTTATCAAAAATAAATAGAATAGTAGATTTTTTTGCTAAAAGACCACAAATACAAGAAAGATTAACTGAACAAATATTTTATGCATTAAGCTATATTCTAGATACTAAAAATATAGCGGTTAAAATAAATGCAGTTCACTATTGTGTTAAAGCAAGAGGAGTAAAAGATGTAACAAGTAATACTATTACTACTAAATTAGGTGGCGCTTATAGAGAGGCAAATGTTAGAAACGAATTTTTAAACTTAATTAAATAATTATGCCAAATCCAGAAAATTTAAAACCTTTTGAATTTAAAAAAGGTAAAAGCGGTAATCCTAATGGTAGACCAAAAGGTAGTTTAAATAGAAGTACTATTGCTAAAAAATGGTTAGAAGCTACGAGAAAAGGAAAGAATCCAATAACAGGACAAGAAGAAGTTTTAACTCAAGAAGATATTATTACTTTAGCCTTAATTAGAAAAGCGATGGATGGAGAAGTATCTGCTTATAAGGCTTTAATGGATTCAAGTTATGGAACTGCAAGAGAAACAATAGATATCACGACAGAAAATTTAGGAATAGATTATGATGCAGTAGTTGCTAAATTAAGTGATGCTCAATCGGAAGTTTAATATATTTAATAAAAACACTAGATATTTTCTTTTAACTGGTGGTAGAGGTTCAGGAAAGTCTTTTGCAGTAGCTTTGCATGTCTTATTAATGTCTTTACATAAATATAGTCAACACAAAATACTATTTACTAGATATACTCTTAAATCTGCCTCAATATCAATTATACCAGAATTTAAGGAAAAGATTGAGTTGATGGGTTGGGAAAAGATATTTCATATAACTAATAATGAAATTACTAATCTATTAACTGGCTCTAAGATATTATTTAGAGGTATTAAAACAAGTTCAGGAGACCAAACTGCTAATCTGAAATCATTACAAGGTATTACTACTTGGGTTATTGACGAGGCAGAGGAAATGGTTGATGAGGATATATTTGATAAAATAGATTTTAGTGTTAGGGAAAAAAATTCTAAAAACAGAGTAATCATGATAATGAATCCATCTACTAAAGAACATTGGATTTACAAAAGGTTTTACGAATCTGCTGGAGTTTCTGCTGGATATACTGGTGTGAAAGGAAATACTACTTATTGTCATTCTACATATAAAGACAATATTAAACATTTATCTAAAAGTTATATTGATAGAATATATGAAATGAAAAAAAGGAGACCTCAACGATATAAACACACCATTGAGGGAGCTTGGTTAGAAAAAGCGGAAGGAGTTATATTCACAGATTGGACAATAGGAGAATTTAAAGAAGTTGGTAAAGTGGTGTTTGGTCAAGATTATGGATTTAGTAATGATCCTACCACTCTAGTAAAAACAAGCATAGACAAAGAAAATAAAAAAATATATATACAACTATGCTTTTATAAAATTAAGTTAACTACAAGCGATATATTAATACTTAACAAGAAGTATGCTGATAATAATTTAATTGTAGGAGATTCAGCCGAACCAAGATTAATCACTGAATTAAGTAGAGATTGTAATATTGTTCCTGCTATAAAAGGTCAAGGGAGTATTACTTTTGGGATAAGTTTATTACAAGATTATGATTTAGTTATCACTCAAGATAGTACTGATTTAATAAAAGAACTAAATAATTACGTTTGGTTAGAAAGGAAAAGTCAAACACCAGTAGATGATTTTAATCACGCAATAGATGCTTTAAGATATGCAGTCAGCTATCAATTACAAAATCCAAACATGGGAGAATATCATATATATTAAAAAAGGGAACTCTAAAAAGAATCCCCTTAATTATACAACATTGAACTAAAAAATCTAATATGAATGAACTTTATGCTAATATACAAAAAATATTTAATTTGCAAAATAAATTAATAATTGTAGCAAACGCTAAAATTTTGCTTAGCATTTAGATAAGAAAAGAAAAGATAAGAAAAGAAAAAACAGTTTCGTATATAACGATTCGTGTATTAATACGTTTATATAATAATGAAGTTAAGTATTATAATTCCAGAAAACTTAAATGAAGTTACTTTAAGTCAGTATCAAAAATGGTTAAAGATTGCTAAAGACAAAAAAGAAGACCATTTTATACAACAGAAGATGATAGAGATATTTTGTAAAATTCCATTAAAACAAGTTTTACAAATAAAAGCAAATGATGTCAATACCATTTGTGAAGAAATATCCAAATTGTTTACTAAAGAACCAAAATTTATAGACAGGTTTAATATGAATGGAAAAGAGTTTGGATTTATACCAAAATTAGATGACATGAGTTTTGGAGAATATATTGATTTAGATACTTACTTAAATGATTGGAATTTAATGCACAAAGCAATGGGAGTATTATTTAGACCAATAACATATAAAAGAAAGAATCAGTATTTAGTAGAAGATTATGAAAGTTCTGATAAATACGATATGAAAGAAACCACATTAGATATTGTTTTTGGAGCGATTGTTTTTTTTTACAATTTAAAGAACGAATTACAGAAAGTTATTCTGAATTATTTAGCAACACAAAAGGAGATAGAATTGCCACAACATCTGAAGGATTCTCTGCTAAGTGGGGCTGGTATCAATCAATATACGGATTGGCAAACGGAGACATACTTAAATATGATGAGATTACAAAACAAAACATTCACAAGTGCTTAACCTTTTTATCATTTGAAAAAGATAAGAACGAATTAGAATTACAAATGCTTAAAAGCAAAAGATGACAAAAGACCAAATATTAAATGAATTAACTGAAAGGGATTTACTTAATCCTAACATGGAGATAATTCTAGTAGATGGATTTGAAGAAGCATTTTTAGGAATAACAGTAGGAAAATATCCAGTTGCAATTTATGATTACTGGATGTGTCTTGATATTTTAATTCAAAGAGAGAATCTTAACTTTGATTATGCTATTGATAGCCTTGACGAATTTATTGATCAGGACTTAGGTAAACACACACCAATATATATGAAACCAGTATGAACAGTTTTTACAACATAACAGACAAAATAAAACAAGTAGTATCAGCAGAGCCATTTAATAATGAAATGACTTTTGGAGATATTGCGGACATTGATTTAAAAAAACAAAGTTTATTTCCATTAGCTCATTTAACTGTGAACAACGCAACAATAAATGACAATTTTGTAAACTTTAATATGACTGTATTTTTTATGGATATAGTTGATACTAGCAATGAACAGACTAGAGATTACTTTATAGGTAATGATAATACTCACGATATATTAAATACTCAACTGGCTTTAGCAACTAGAATGATGAGAGTGTTACAAAAAAGTAATTTATACACAGATAAATTTGAATTAATTAATCCAGCTACTTGCGAACCATTTACAGAAAGATTTGATAATACTTTAGCAGGTTGGGCAGTAACATTTGATGTAGGTGCTAAGGATGAAATGACTTTTTGTTAATGAGTTATTATAGACGAGCCATAGAGAAATACGCTAAGTACGTTATAGAGCAATCTAAACAAAACTTAAAAAAACCAAAAAAACCTTTTGGACAAGGAACGAATGCAAGTGGTACTTTATCTAAAAGTTTAGAATATAGAATAGAGGGAAAAAGAATAAAATTTCTTAGTGAAGATTATGGAGAGTTTATTGATAAAGGAGTGAGAGGTTCTGAAAGTTCTTATCCTCAAACTGCTCAAGCACAAACAAAAACAAAAGAACATTTTAAATTTAGAACTGGTCCGCATAGTTCAGTATTTAATAAATGGATAAGACAGAAAGGAATTAGAGGTAGAGATAAAAAGACAGGAAGATTTATAACCAATAAATCATTAACATATTTAATAGCGAGAAGCATAGGTAAAAAAGGAATTAGAGCAACTTTATTTTTTACAAAGCCTTTTGATAGAGGTTTAGATTTG